GTTCATCTGTGCCATCGAGATATTGGGCATCGACAGCACCTTCTCGATCATCTCCTTGTGGTTGTCCGCAATGGCTTCTACCTCTTTGGCAGACTTGTTCTTCTTCAGCTCGTTCTTCTGTTGGCGCAGCGTCTGGATGTCCTCGCCAATCTGTTGGGCCTTCGCCTCCGTCTCTGCGGCATTTCGAATGTCCTGGAGACGGTCGATGGCCTGTTCAATCTGGGCAAGTACCCCATCGGTGGCGGCCTTTCGAGTAGCCGCCCCTGTAGACGGATGCACGGTGGCGACCCTGTGGTGGTCCTTGAAGCCAAGATCGTCCCGATGAATCACGGATTCCAAGGTCGCTTCTCCGTTCTTGTCTTGCTGTCCTTCGGGAATGGGTTCGTTTTTGACCCGAAGATACAGGCGAAGAGCTTCATCTTGGGTCCGTGATACGTCCAGAATCCGCTGAAAGAGAATGGACGGCTCCCCATTGGGGGCATATACAGTATCTACGGCACAGTCTGCCATATGCTAACACTTAGTGATGATATGCTTACGGAGTGTTCGAAAGGTCTCTCGTTCTTGCTCGGTGAGAGTGCTCAGGAACTCCCCAACGCTTTGCCCCAGTGACTCTTTGTCTCCCTCGATGTAGCGGCGGGTGGACTCGTAATTTCCATTTTGCATGTCTTTCACTGCATTTGCCAACGGATTGTCACTTGTCTCTTCCCCACGCTCCTCAGTGGCCTCCTCTCTTGCGTCGTTGTTGCGCTCTTTCTTCACCTCATTTGCCTCTTCTTTCGGCACAGCTTCGACATCTTTCCGCCGAACGTCGACCTTCCCCGTGGAGTGAGTGACGATCTCGTAGGTCTGGTCTTTGTCCTGTGAGTAGTACTCTTCGGTGCTTAGGCTTTCGTCGGTAGACTTGCCCTGGTTGGTGTCTGTAGTGTCCTCTGCCTCGAAGAGGCTGGTCTGCTGCTCGATCGTCATCGTGGAGACAGTCAGCCCCCGTTCCAGAAGGCTATTTCTCTGCACGCCGATGTCCAGGGTTTCGGCAAACTTCCGCACGAAGGCTTTTACACGGTCAACGATCTTCTCATAAAGGTTGCGGTTTTTGCCGACCGTCTGGTTGTTTGCCCACTGTTGGAACTCCGGGTTCGTGAAGAAGGCCACCAGCGTCTCGTGTGGATTCTCCCCCGCCTTGAAGAGATTGCGTTTCCGATCATTGAACTGGTCGAGTTGGACATTTTCTCCACTGCGAAGCTCTTCCTGTGTCCGAAGATACTCATCAAAGTTCTCGAACTGATTGCGTAGCAAGGACCGGACGTCGCTGTTAAGCTGCAAGAGAGCGCGTTCCTCCGGCGTTCGGTTGGAGGGGTCCTTCTCTATGGCCGTGGTGATGGCATCGGCAGTGAGGGCGTGCAGCACCTCGTGGAGTTCCACTGACGCAGCAAAGTCTGCCTCTGCATCGGGGTTTCCGATGTTCAGAGCGCTGTTGAGGACGATGGTGTTTGTATCCGGATTATACTTCCCGTTGACCTCCCCCAGGTCCTTTACCTCGAAGTTTACATCCAGGTCTCCCTCCTGCTGAATCCGATTCATGAGCTGGGCCACAAGACGCAGGCTGCTTCGAACCTCCTTGTCCGAAGAGATCGAGTCCATCACCTCCGGTAGCGATGCCTCGCTTGAGGCCGGAAGGTGGTGCCTGTAAATGCCGTGGCTTTCGACGGTGGGGCTGGTGATCTTCGTGCCCCCTTCCGGAATGTTGAGGCCATTGCCGAAGTATTCTGAGGACGCCGTGATCTTCACCGCCGATGACATTTCCGGGACCCCAATGCCTTCCGGGGGAGTGTCTCGGCGCTCAAAAGGATTGTACTCCACCATATCCGTGGGCCCACCCGTGGCCGACCCAAGGGTGCTGATCTCCCCGTACCCGGTTCCTTGGCGAGTAAACAGCCGGAAGCGGCCTACGTCACTGTCGAAAAACGAGATGTACTCGACAAGCTGTGGCCCTCTGGACGTGTAGCGCGTTAGCTCCTCGGGCACCTCGTCATTTATAAACTCGATTTTCGGTCCCCGGACAGGCCCTTTCACCTTCTTGTCTATGATCTCATCGGTAAGCCGTGGGGCCTGTGAGGGATTGTTCTGGAGATACTGTTGCAGGAAGGACGCCCCTCCGGTGAAGGCGTCGAGATTCATGTTCTCGATGGCCTCCGTTACCCGTTCTTCGTTGAAGAACTGCGGAGGGATGAGGCTGTCGAAGGTCCTTGGGCTTCGCTTTTTGCCCTGGACGTACATGGTGTAGAGGACGAGGTCCTTGGCCATCTTCTGTTTCTCCTCGACCGGGGAGGAAAGAAGGCCAGCCAAGTCCTCAACGATTCGCATTTCTTCGGTCTCATCCAGCTTGATCGAGTTGTAGTAGAGTTCGTCGGGGGTGTGGGCATAGGTCTTCTGTAGTGCAGTCTCTCCTTCCTCGTATCCGTATTCCTTGGTCTGGTCTTTCAGGTTGATCTCGATGAAGCGAAGGAACGGATGATCGTTGGCCCACCCGTCTTTCCGGGCATTGGAAAGCCTTCGAGCAAGAGAGGGGCTGTCTTCGGTGGTGTACAGCAAGCGTTTACGCAGATCTGAAAGACTCTCGTCCGTCAGTGCATCTTTTGCGCCGGCGTAGACCATTGACTGAAACTCCTTCCACACCTTAAACACCTGCTCTTCAGACATCCGATCATCCTTCATCGTCTCCATCTGAGTGATGGCCTCCTGAAAGGGAGTGGAATCATACTGGAAAAGGTTTCCGAAGAGCTTATCGGCAAGCAGGTAGGAATTCTTGGCGTAGTCTCCGTGCTCCGTCGTCGGATTGAAAGAGTGGGCCTCGTTGGGCACCTGCAACTCTCCCCCGATAGCCATTGGACTGGACAGGGGAAGGTCAAAGGCATCTTTCAGGGCCTTCATGTGCCGCCGAGATTCCAACAGGTTTTTTCCAGGTCCCTTTCGGTTCCCGAAGTTGAACGCAGACTGGACGGTATCCAGCGTCTTGTTCACCTCCAGAAGCCTGCGGAACGCCTCCAGATAATTGTCTTGGCGTCGGTTCCAGGCGTCGTCTTTGCTGGGATTTTGAAGGTCTTCCAGAAGCTGCTCTGGATCCGAAATCATAGGACGCCCTTGGCCTCTCTGTGCCTGCGCCTCTTCGATTACGTCGGAGAGAACGCCGAAGGAGGACCCGCTTTTCAGCGCAGACTTGCGGCGATCCACCTCTCCCAAAATGTTTTCGATGATCGGCTGCCGCATGAGCCGTGTTACATGCTTTAGGTCGGGGCCAATGCCCTGCTTGTCCGACATCATGAGAAGGGGGAAGATAGCATTGGCCGTTTCCTGGTTGGCCCCCAGCGGCCCAAGAATTAGCTCCTTGGCGTTGTCTACCGCTGCATTCTGATACAGGGTGATGGCATCATGTGCGGACAAGTCCTCTGCTGAATGCCCAGACCGGATGCTGGTCGTCTTCCCCAGTTCGGAGAGTTCTCTGGTTCCCCCATCCCGGCCCTGTACCATGATAGACATGGCGTTTTCTTCTCCCCCTCCAGGAAGAGTCTGAGGATGCTGCTGAAGAATCTCATTGGTCTGTGCAGCAAGTGAAGAAATACCCACGAGGCCCTTTCCGTCGAGCTGCCGCCTGTAATCTCCTTGCTGCCGATCTGGGAGAATGAAGTCCTCCCTGTTGAACCCCTCCACGAGAATGTCTTTTTCGGCCCCAAGGTCGTCTCTGTCCAGAGGCTGGAGCACATTCTTTGCGTGCTCCGGGCTTCGGGCAATGTCCATCATGAGGTCAAGATACTGGTCGTCCAGTGCCTTCCGGGTGTCGTAGTCAAACTCCCGGACAGACTGCCCAAAACCCGTCTCCGTGGCTTCGGGAATGTCTTTGTCCTTGTCGATCCTCGTTAGATTTCCGTCTTCGTCCAGCGTGTACTGCCGGAGCATCGTGTTCAGCTTGTCCACGTCGAAGTCCGATCCCATCTGGCTTACAATCTCGTCGGGGACGAAGGCGAGGTTGTAGAACGACGGGTCCATGAAGCCTACGATCTCGACGGGAAGGCCGCTGTTTGGGCCCTGGTAGGGAATGCGAAAACCCAACGCCTTTAAGAGTGAAGAATCGATCTTCTTTTCATCAATCACACTTCGGCCATCTTCGGTGGTCTTGGTGAACTTCTCCATGGAGATGATATTGCCGTCGCTGTCGGAGAAATACCAAGGCACGACGATCTGTGCAGGCTCTGTGGCCGTTGGGTTTCCGTCTTCGTCGGTTTCGACCTTCATGTGGTTCAAGCCGGTGGAGGGGTCAAAGCTTTGCTTCATTACCAAGTCGTTCTCCGACATGTCTTCGAACTTCAGTCCCGCACTGGAGGCCTGGACGAAAGAACGCCCATGGGCTTTTCTCCGGACAAGCCTATCGGTCACAATCGACATCAGCAGGCTTTCGATCTTGGTCCCGCTTCCGGTAAAGGAGAGGGGCTTTTCGAAATCTGATGCCGTGGTGTCTTTGATCTCTTGGATTTCCAGCTCCGACCAGTTCCTCGCCTGAGCTTCCCGAAGGACCATCTCTTTGATCTTCTCCCCGTCCGGAAGTACGTCTCTGGACTTTCCTTCCAGATCTGCGCCCAGTTCTTCGGCCAACCTGGACGCCTCCATTTCCATGATTGCCTTGTTCAGCTTCCGCTTTTGACTCAGCGCTTCCGCCTTGTCGATTTCGCTCCCGTCTTCCCGAACAATGGTGGGATCAGCCCCCGCAATGGCCAGCTTGTTCATCTGCGTAGAGACGCTGATCTGATCCTTCTTTCGCGGGATGACGAACTGCACTCCGAATCCTGTGCGATTTAGAGACACCGAGGACCCCTCCAGGTCTTCAGCAAGTGAGCTTTGCTCTTCGCCCACTTCATTTGGATCCGGTTCCCGAATGGCGTCGTTCTCATCAAAAATGTCGACCGGATTTTTCTGCCCGACCTTCACGGCACTTCCGTAGGCTGCGCGGTCTACGCCTGCCCTCTCCATGGCCTTGCGGAGCTTGTCCAGCTCGCTTCCAGAAGTGAGGTTCGGCACCAGGGGAAAGCTGGAGGACTTGATCATCTGCTGGACATACTGCCCCGCATCCTCGTCCCATCGGTGCCCGCTGTAGAACGGCTTCATGGGGGCAAGGTCGAGCACTTTCATTTCTTCGGGCGTGAGCCGCCAATCGTAGTTTCCACGGTCCTGTTCTTTCTGGATTCGATCCAGGATGTCTTGCGCCTCTTCTGGATCTATGCGTCCATACTGGATGCCCACCCGAACATGCTCGTCCAAGGTGGTGTACTCTTGGGCATCAGTAGACTCAACACCAGTGAATCCTTCGGCCTGCTGCCCATCGAAGATTTTGGCGTACTGCTCCCGCTCTTTGCTGTCGATGAGCCGGTCAGAAAGGGTGACGAAGTTATAGCTTGCTTCTTCGCCAAAGCTGTGGCTAATCGTCGGTCCCATGGCCTTCGCCAACCGCTTCTGGAAGTTGCCCAGGGTGGCCTCGATAGTGTCACTACGAGTGTCACCACTCTTTACAAACTGTGCAGGGTCCCCGTGGAAAAGGCGCATCATCTCTGTAAACCCCAGGACGTGGGAAAGCTGGTAGTCCAGGGCGGCGTATACCTTGGCGTGGTTGCCCGAATACTTGTTCGGCGTCTGCTTCCGCAGGTAGTGCTGATTCATGAGGTCCCACACCTCATTTTGGGACCATTCCCTCGCCTTATCCAGCGTCTTCTGCTCGATCCAGTTCTTTAGGGCACCGAAGATCGCCTCCCTCGATGCATCATTCTGGTTTGGCGGGTTTAGCTTGTAGGTCCCGTCTGCCTGCTCTGTCCAGATGGTTTCTCTTTGCCCCTCGGAAAGCTGCTCCGGGTTCAGGGGAAAGAGGTAGAAGGTCGATGCATTTCTTGCGTATTCTTCCCCCATCGGATGCTCCTCGAAGGCTCGCTTCTTGGCCTGCTCGTAGGACAGGCCCTCTTTTTGGAGATAGTTGATCTGCTTTTGCAGATCGTTCTGGACCTTCGTCACCCGATTGATTTCCGACAATGCTGCCCGGTAAAGGGCCGACAGCTCCTTGTCTCCGATCTCCAGGTCAATGGCCCCAAGCTCACCTTCTTGAAGGGTCTCTGCCTCAATCTCCGCGCCCCACATCCCACCCTTGGTTCCGGCCTGCTGATAGTTGCCCAGGTTCGGGACTTGAAGGGCAAAGCTCCGCGAACGGTCACTAAGCGTGAGACTGTTGATCAGGCGCTCGTCTCTGCCATTGTTTTGGAAGATCGAGAGGGCAAGGATCTCCTGGTCCTTCGGAGAGAGGTTGTCTCTCGTGGCCGCCGCGTTTCTCTTTGACACCGTAAGGCCGTCTAGATAGAAGACGTCGAGAGACTCTCTCGTGGCTGTCTGGTCTCCACGGTTTCCGGCCAGTGCCTGTAGCACCGGAGAGTTCCGCTGGAATGGATCTCGAAGACGCTTTCGAGCGGTGTCTGGATCTTTGACCCGCTGGATCTCACGAGTAATGCGTTCATGGTCCTGGATCGCGTAGTACTTTTTGTTGACGACGTTGGTGAAGGACGGGGCCCAGATGTCACTGCGGTAGTCCACAGAGTTGTGAGCCATGTCCCGGAGCCTGCTGGTCGCCGTCTCATCATTGAGCGGAGTCACTTCCGGAAGAGTAGGATCGCCCTCCTCCTCGGAGTTCTTTAGAAGGGACTGAAAGACAGACTCGACAATGCCATTCTTATCGGCATTGGCAAAGTTGAATTCCCACTCCCGGCTTACCTTCCCATCCTGGAACGCCTCTAGTGCCGGGATGGGCATCGAGATTCCCAGCTTCTCAAGGATGCCGTGGACCCGGTGTAGATACGCGCTGGATTGGAAGTCCACGTCGCCCGTAAGGCCGCTGTGATACTCCTTCATCAGCGCCCGAACCTTTTCTTCGTCTACGCGGACGTTGTCTCTCTCGTCGTAGTAGGTGATGTCCGCTTGGCGGAGAGTGTCTTTCCATTCCTCCACGACGGCCTCTCCTCGCTGAATGCGGTCGGAGTCCCCGACGTAGGTCTGCCACCCGCCCTGCTTTTTTCTGCTGATGAGGCTGTACTTGAACTTCGCGTAGTGCTTCCCGAAGGCGTTCACGAAGTCCTGCTGGACGGAATCCGGGGTGTTATCCGCCTGAAAGGTCTCCGCAATCTTTCGAGCAAGCGGATTGTGAGTGCCCTTCTCTTCGAGAACGTCCATGTAGTGCTCGAAGGTACGTGGAAACTCGTCGGACAGTAGGTGCGCTGTCATATTCCACGCCTTCGAGAGGTTCACGAAGGACGGCATTCCGATGTAGTTGCGGCGCTCTTCGAGAAGGGGATTGCCGTGTTCATCGCTTTTCATGGTGCCGTTTTCATCCCGCTGAAACTGCACGTCCTTCATGTGGGACAGCACCATCTTCACGGTGGCCGACGCGGTGTCTTTGTTGTTCACCGTGAACCGGAAGTTGTCTTCCCATGCCTTCTGCTCGAAGTCCCCGCCGCGTTGGGGCCTGTAGGCCCCGTTTTCCGGCTTGATGCCCATATCCTTGAACTGCTGCTGGACATCGCTCCAGAAGTCATCGAAGTTGTCAAGCGCTTTGCCTAGCTCAGACTCAATAAAGCCATAGGCTTTTGCTGTCCCTTCCGGAGCATCCTCTTTGCTACTGCGGGCCCCGTCCCTCTTAGTCTCTAACTGCGAGCGGGTCTGGGCTTTCAGAGACTCCGGATCGACTTGGATATGCTGTACCTTGCTGTCGGGATCGTTCTTCGCCTCTTCTGCCTGATTGAAAAGCTCTAGGAGGGATTCATGCGCCAGATACCGAATGGTATCGGTCATCTGCTGCTGCGTGCGCGGGGTAAACCCGTCGATCAGGCTGGGGAGATAGTCACGAATGATCCGCTCAGGATCTCCGTGATTGGCGACAAAGCGCTTTAGCGCCTCTTCTGCACCTTCAGACTCTTCGAGGTACCGCTGATACTTTTGAAGGTCCTCGTCGGAGGCAAACTCAACCTTCAGGTCTCCCTGCTCACAGATCGGCATAGGTACGGGGGCGAGATTTGAAGAGAGGGCCCCCTAGGACAAGCCTAACGCTCACATCGAAGTGTGAAGCGGTCATCCTGTGCAGGGGCGCTTATCTCGTAGTTACTCTCCCCTATTATTGTTTCTCCAACCGATGCAAGAGCAGGTTCGCTTGCGGATTCGCTAGACCCAGACGCAGGACGTGTGCTAAAGATGTCGTCAACAACAGGGTCGTCGGTTTTCTCATCGACCTTCCTCGTCAGCTCCTCGTCGGCCTGTGCCTCTACATCGGAACCCTCCGATGTCGTTTCCCCGCTTTCCTGTCGCAGCTTACTGACGGTTTGCTCGTCGTTGTAGCTGCTGGGGTAGTCGTACTTGTCTTTCAGGAAGGTGCGCAGGTCATTCCGAATGTCTTCGTCGGCCTCACTCATCTCTTCGAGGAGATTGGCCTGCTCTCCCTTGGTGGTGCGGCTGGTAAACTGCTCCATCACAGCCTCGAACATCGGCCCTGAGAGGTCGGCCAAAGACGGCCCCTCTTCTGTTATTGCAGGTTCGGAATCCGCGTCTTCCGCGTCTTCTTCTCCATCTTCCGCGTCTTGTTGCTCTTGCTGGTCTGCGTCTTCGGCTGTATCTTCGACATCTGCCTCTGCAATAACGGCAGATACATCTCTGTCAATGCCGTATTCTTCTTGGAGGCGCTCTTCCAGGGCATTTAAGAACGCAACATCCCCCTCAGAAAGCGTCTCAAGGGTGCTCGCTGTCTGAAGGAGGGTCTGGAAGGCACTGTCCAGGGCAGCACCGTCTCCATCATCGTAGACGTTTGGCATCACCGGAGACTGGGTTTCCTCTCGAACGTTGACCACCTCACTGTCGGAGGTTTCTTTGTCGCCCCTAGGTTGATCATCGCTTTGCCGCTCGGGGAAGGAGTCATTGTCGATGGGAATGGACTCTACACCCTCTGCGCCCAACGTGAGCGTCACAGTAGGCTGCTCAAAGTAGCGCCCCACCTCTTGACCTTCTCCTGTTTCTGTGGTCTCCTCATGGACATCTGTGCGAAGATGCTGCGCAAGAAACTGGTTGTAACTGTCGTATTCGGTTCCAGCAACCTCAAAGCTCCCAAGGCCGGAGACGTCCTCTGACCTGTTTATCTCTTCGAGGTTGACGTTGAGCCACATGTTGTTCAGAAGGCGGCGAACCTCGTTCTCATTGCCCTGAATGCTTTCATAGCGGCTGTCCTCGTCCTCGATGAGGTCGGGGTTGTTGGTGTACAGGCCGCCTTGCTGAGATCCGATGTAGACTCCGGTTCCGTCGTTGCTTGCAATGAGATATGTCCGGTCCCCCTTGATGTCCTTTCGCTGGAAAAACCTGCGGGGATCGGCGATCGTGGTGAACGCGAGCTTCTGGATTTCCTCAATTTTCCCCTGCTTAATCATGCCCAGGAGGAAGTTTGCCGCCGGGACCCCTCCAATATCTACGTCTTGAAGTTTGGGCACTTCAACGGGAACGGCCACCTTATCCCCGTTGGCCGATGGAAGAATGATTCCCACCGATCCTTCGAGAAACTGGCCTTCCTGGTTGAAGTCGTTTACCAGCTCCTCATCGGGCTTCTGCTGCCCTCTGATTCGAGGTTCCCCATTTCGAATGACGTAGATTTGGAAGTCGGCGTTTTCCAGGTTTCGATCCTGGTCTACCAGAGCCGGAACTGCTTCCTCCAAAGGACGCATGTCTCGAATGAGGTTTCCATCTTCGTCTTTTTCAAGGACCGTTTCCCCGTCCTCAGTCTCCGTTTCCCGGTAGTGGACAGAGACGTGGCCGCCTCTCTTTCCAGATACCCGACCGGGGATTCCGTCTTGGGGGTTGTCCTGCTGCTTGGCCTGCCCGATAATCTTGGCCCGGAGTTGCAGGTTTTCCTCCTGCTGCCTCTGGATGTTGTCTTCGACGTTTTCTGTTTGAGCAACGGTGGTCTCCGGCCTGATGAAGTCCAGCTCGTGGACATAGCCCACCAGCTCCCCATCGTGGCGCACTTCGATCTCAATATCTCCGATGTCCTCGACGCTGTCCAGATCAATGTCCTCTTCAATCCGGGGGTCGGTTACGTGAAAAGTCACGCGGCTTCCTTCGCCAAACTCTTCGGTCTCTACAAGCGGGTTCAGTCCCTCGCTGCGGTCATTGGACACCGGGGTTGTCCGATCCCCCTCTTCAGTCTCTTTCGACGCATACGCCAGTGCTGTGCCTGACTGGACGAGCTTCTTGCGGCTGTGCTCGTCCTGGGTGCCCTCCGCAGTCTCGTTCTTGGTTTCCTGGAAGTCCTCCTGTGGGGTTTGCGGGGGCTCGTCAATTTCAGTGGGACTTTCCGTGTCTGTAGCGTCCTTCAAGTCGTTTTCCTCGATGTCGTTTTTCTCCGATACAACGAGGTCCTCCACCTCCGTATAGTCAAAAGGTCTTCCTTTCACCTTGGCCCTCGCTGCCTTTTCTACGTTTTCTTTCTTGGTCTCCTTATCGAAGTCCTCGTTGGAGCGGATTTGAGCAAAGGTCTCCTCCAGTTCATTGCGAATCTGCTGTAGCTCCTGCTCAGACTTCGCGGCCTCTGCAAGCGGATTGAAGTCTTCGGATCCATCCTCTTCCGCCGAAGAATCCTCGTCAGTTGTTGCCTCTGTTGTAGCCTCTTCGATAGTGGTATCTTCATCCCTTTGTTCATCCAGCATGTCTTCGGCGGCATCGGCCAGCGGGTTTACCAATTCATTCGTAGACTCTTGATCGCCGGAGTTTTCATCTACAGATGAGGCGTCCTCGGCGGTAGCTTCCCGCTCCCGCTTTCGCTCTTTCCGCTCCTCCGTCTTCTTTTCTTCGGCGGCGCTTTGGGCCTCCTGGTTGACGATGGTAGACTCGTTGGGACTGAGGTCATTGGCTGCCTCTTGAGCATCTTCAGCGGTCTCTTCCTCTTCGACCTTTTGGCGGCCCTCCTGTGCGCGCTCCTGGATCTTCCGGGCCTGCTCTTTCTCCATGCGCTTCAGCATGTCGGCCCTTTTTTCCGGGTCTCGGTATGCCTTATAGTCCTCGTACAGCCGCTCTTTTTGCCGTCGAAGGGTCTCTTTCCGCATCCTCGTGGTGCGGAAACTAGCACGATTTTCCGGGTCCATCTTGATCACCGCATTCGGAATGGACTCCATCTGTGTCTCCGACTCCGCTTGCTGCTTGGCCTGATTCATCAGCTCCTTCGGGCCACGGAAGCGAGAGGACTGCGTGAGCGTCTTTAGTTCCTTCTCGACTCCACTGCGCATGAACTCATTGAACTGCTCTTCGGTAAACCGACCGTCTTCTCCGATCAGTCCTTCCTTTCGGCCTCGTTGCCGAAGGGCCTCCATGACGCTATCGATGTCGGCCTCACTGACTACCTGCTCCTCGTCTTTCGGAAGGGGCTCTTCGACTTCTCGATCACTGTCTTCGCCACGGCGCTTGTCGACGATGTTCTGGAGAGCCCCGGCAAGGGCTTCCTGTCGAAGCTGTACCAGAGACTCCATTTCGGATTTCATGTTCTCCTTGACGGTCTCTGGATCCGTCTGATTAATGGTGGCCTCGTCCTCCCCCGGAAGCTTTTCAAAAGACTCGATCAGGTCCTGCTCTTCCTGTGAAAGTTCTTCAAGCGTCGGGTCAATGAGGCGGGCACTGCCGTAGAGACGCCACGCCTTTTCTGCCATTCGTCCCCCGGCTTCCTCCGGACTCTGGCGCATGTCGGACTCGATGTCTTCCTTCTTTTGGGACAGCTCGTCGACGAGATCAATGTAGTCGTCAATCGTGTCCTCGTAGTGAAAATCCGAGTCCTCGTCGGTCTCGAAATTGTGTTTCTCATCGGCCTCCTGGTTGTCCATGTCTTTCCAGTCTTGGGCGATTCTCTTCATCTGCCCTTCCACCCCCGCCTGGATGGACCCAAGAATGGTGGCCGACATGATCTTCCGCCGTCCCTCCAAAATCTTGGAGGTGTCGTTCTCATTGGCCCCCTCGTTGATCATCTTCCGGCCTTCCTTAAGCTCGTTGGCCCGCTCGATGAAGTGCTCCTTCTTCCGATTGAAGTCGTAGATTTCCTGTTCGGTCTGAAGAGTTTTGGCCGACACACGATCCCCTGTAAGATCGGTGGAGACACCAGACTTCTCTGCGACCCAGTTGGCAATGGCCCCGATCTTTCCCTGGGAACTGTCCTGGGCGTCGATCTCCCCGTTCTCAATGGCTTTCTGAATGGCCTCTGGGCGCTCGTGGATAGGAAGTCCTCGAACAGTCATGTCCTGCATCTTGCCCCCCATGGCCCCCATGGCCGCAGCGTAAGCCCCCTCCCCCGTGAAAACGTTGTCTATAAACCGCTGTCCGGCCTTCGAGAAGGACGTCTGGTCTGCCTTTCCTTCCGCCTGGGCAAAAACGTTGGTCGCTTCCTCCGCTGCCTCCTGTAGGGGCTCCTTCGCTTGCCGAACCATCCAGTCTTTAGCAGGAAGCGAATAGCCCATGCCCTCTACCCGCTCTATCGTCTCTTTGAGGCTCTCTCCTTGCTTCTTTGTTAGCCCCAACTTCGACATCCTCTTTATCACCTTCGGGCTTCGGAAAAGCGGTGTGAGCCCGGTGAAGTTTAGGGTGCCGACGAGGGCGGTGTTCAACCCGGCAATCCGTGCAGCCTTTTTCGAGGCTGCGGCCTTTGCAAGCCTTCGCGCTTCTTTGGGGGATTTGCCCTGCTCCAGGTGGGCCTGCTTTGCCTTCTCGAAGATCTTGGGGATCTGTCGCATGGCCTCTGATGATCCCTCTGCGTTGGCCAGGGCATACCCACTGGCAAGCTGTGAGGCAATCTGAGCGCCCTGAACGACCTTTTGACTGCCGCCCATTGAAGAAGCGAGTGCCGCCAGCCCTTTGCCGACCGTAGCCCGCAGTCCTCCGGAAATCCCACCGAAGGCCACCACGGACTGCCCCACTTCTGAGAGACTAGTCACGTAGTCCGTAGGATCGTAGGGGTTGAAGATCGTATTGGGGCTGGAGTGTGTCTCCAGGGCATCGACACTATTGAGACCCTCCCTCCACTCTTTCATAGACCTGGTAATTCGGTTCCCCACGTCCCCAGCATCGATGTCTGCTTGCTGGAATGCCTGATCTTCAGAGGACACTCCGGCCAGTCCCTGGGTCCAGGAAATAAACTCCTTCAACTGATCATCCCAGGAATCAACATCGGCAAGGTGGGCCACGTTCTCTACCAGCCGCATTCCCGCAAGCGGGAGGAACTTAGTTCCCTCCTTGGCCAGGGTTCCGGCAAAGGTTTGCGCATCATCTTTCAGCTTCTGCGCTTCTCTGGGAGAAGTGGTCTTTAGCTTGACCGGACGACCAATTTCATCTTCAAGCTCGGCGCTATCCCGTCCAGGAAAGACGGCTGAACTAGACAGCTTAACGTCGCTCGACAACTGAGAATTGTCGATGGATGAGTTTTCGAGCAGACCCACACCCTCTTCGTTATCGTCGGCATCAACGTCTTCGGGTGCCCCATCAGTGATGACGGGCTCCGAAGACTTGTCCGACGAAGGGTTCATTTCTTCATCCTTTTCCTCCAGAGACTCGTGTGTGTCTTGCTCTCTCTTTTCGGAAAAGGATGGGGTGTCGCTTGGAAGGTCTGAAAGGGCCATTACTGATTGCTGTTAGGGCGAAACTTTTGTCCCCAGTCCAGGGCAATGCCCCGATTCTGAAACCGAATATTCTGGTCCATTACTTCTTGCTCTCGTTCGGATAGATCTTTTTGATCGGCGGCCAAGAACTCTCGAAGACCCCCCACCGTCATCGGAATGCCGTTGTTAGTGGCCGTTCGCGCAATTTGCTTGAGGTCCTTAATCTTTGCATCCCGGCTCTTGTTGCTCTTGGCGACCTCTTTGGCCGCTTTTCCGTAGCTGAGAGACTGGTTGTTGCTGCGCACCTCATATCGAGGTTCAAAGGTGCCGGTGGACCGATTTCCCTGTGCCCGTACACGCATTTGTACACCATTCCTCCTGTCTACCTCTTTCCAGTTGTTGTCCAACTGGACCCCTTCGAGCTTCTGGTTACTTCCAATGATTTGGGATACGTCTTCGCCTAAGATGTTCTCGTCCTTTATTTCGTTTCGGACTTGCTGAGTAGACTCAATGAAGTAGCTTTCTCCCTTGGCGATGTTTTCGACATATCCCTCGTTTGAACCCCGGTATCTCATTTTAATGTAATCCCCATTCTTAGAGATTGCTACCGGATCGGAGTTCAATACTACTTCTCTTTTTTCCTGAGCAGGGGTAATACCAGTCAAACCCCCGGTCAAAAAGCGCTGGTTTGGCTCTCCCTCTAGCCGGGGAATCTTGAGGCTCTCTGGGTTATTCAGCATTGTGTCCATCGCATTTCTCATTCGCCCCCGCTCCTGATCCTGGTTGATCCCGATGAACTGTTGATCAATGGTCATCTGCTCGATCTGTTGCAGATCCTTTTCCATGTTCTGAAACTCCGTGTAGGCTCCTTCCCCAAACTCCTCGTTGACACGCTGTTTAAAGCTTTCGCTGTTTTCAGGATTGATGCCCCGTCCGGTCACTCCTCCTCCCATCACGTTTCTCGATTCTTCTCCCCCTTGGGCCTTTTTCTTCAAGTCCTGGTACCTCTGATAGTCGCTGCGCCCAAGAGCACCCTCCCCATCTGAGCGGCCTTCGAAGTACCGATTCTTGAGTTGTCGAACCATTCCTTTCATCATTGACCTGGTATCGGAGTCTGCTCCCCGAGACACATCAGAAAGAGAAACCTGTCGTCCTCCGAACTGCACGATTCCTTCCTTGCTACCGGGGCCACCACTACTCGAACTTCCGGAGTCATCGTCCGGATTTCCCTTGATGTTGGTCTGAACTCCGCCCTGCTTTAGGCGGTTTACGGCTCCTCGAACGGAACTCCGAAGACGATTCTTTACTCGATTCTGGACTTCCTCTTCGGAGAGGTCCGGGCTTGTTCTTCGAATCCGCTCACGTTCGGCCTCCATCCAGTTGGCAAGTCCGGGATCTTGCGGGGCTTGAATGCGCTGTAGCTCCCCGTTCTCCGTCTTCTGGAATCCCAAAGTTCGAAGGGCCTCCTGTTCAATACGTCCTGGGCGGACCCCCTTGAAGGTGGTTTCGGTGATCGTGTCCCCTGGAGTCTCCTGGAGACTTTGAGCAATGGTTTGCTTGAAGTTCAGGTCGCTCAGGACCTCATTTGGATTCTTCGCCTCCCCAAACATCTGCTTCTGTGTCAGCCCTCCCTGGAGCCGCCCATCCTGAACGTTGATGTTGGCCTGTTCTTGAAGACGGGCTTCCAGGGCTCGTCGTTGCTGGGGAGTGTAGCCTTTGCCCTCTAGCTCCTCCCGTGATTTCTTTAGCTTCTTTTGGTTCTCCTTAAACCGCTGTACACGCTTAGAGAACTCCCGCTTCAAGCGCTTGACTTCGGCACTCTTGTCCACCAGATCGTTCTGCTGGGCGATCTCCGACAGCTTCTGTTTGAATGGCTGGGCCATCGCACGGAAAGCCTGCCGATTGTTGGGCAGTACTTCCTGCTCGGCAATATTGGTGAGCGCCTGATCCATCGTGTCCTTCACGGCGTTTCTCCGCTTCTGGAACCGCTGTGCAGACTGGGCAATCTGCCGGATTGGAAGCGGCTGCCGCTTGGGAACCAAGTTCTTTGCGGATCCCGGCGCTGGTTTGCTGAATGGACTTATTGCCATAGTGAGATGGTTACAGAGAGTTCAGGAAACGCTGAAGCTGCTGTTTCTGCGGCCCTTCCGGAAGCGTGGGGATGATGGCCTCAAGCTCTTTCTTTTTCGTGGCGTCGTCCATGCCTGCGAGAGAGGCCATAATTGCAGTGGTTGAGCGGCTCTGCATCTGATTATTGGCTTGCCTCCGGGCCATTGTCTGGGAGAACTGCCCAATGCCCTTCGACAGCATGTTGTCCTTGGCAGCGTCGGCCTTTAGCTGTAGCTGACGATTCCGGGCCCTCGCCTGCTGGTTCAGCTTGGTCCTCGTCTTGTCGTTTCTACTTTGGGCCTGAGATACCGCCCGCGCCTTCTGGTTTTTCATTTTCTGCTCTTCCCGCCGTGCCTGGGCCAACGTCTTTCGCTTCTGCTTGAGAGACTTGGCGAAAGCGGATTGCCTGCCTGCCTCACTGACTCCGGGTGCAGTAATGACATCACGAAGCCCCTGATCGATGGCGTTGATCTGGTCGCTTACGTCTACATCGGTATCTATTCGACGAAGGGTGTCCACATTTCGGTCGGACACCGTGGCAAGCTGAGGCTCGCCTACGTCACTGTTGCCGAAGGCTCCTCGTGCAGCGTTAACCGCCGCCGGAAGGAACTGCGCAGCCGTTGACGCGGCACTTGAAGCGTCAAACCCACCAGAACTTCCACCAGATCCCCCTGCCCCCTGGACGTTTCCGTTGGCGTTGACCCCTGCGAGATCGTTGGTCCCGATGTCTGCAATGGCCCCGTCTCCCGGTGCAGGGCTTGATGCTACAGGTTTCGGAGATGCCACCGGAACCTCGCTTGGCCCACCAAGGCTTGCAAAGGGAAACTCCTCTACAGTCGGAGGCTGATTGAACATTCCTGATCCATCGCCTCCGCTTGGAGAAGGGTCTGGGGAAGGGCTCGGAGAAGCTGTACCTGGAGAGCCCTCATTTCTGGAAGCATTGGCTTCTGGAGTCAGTCCTTTTCCAGTGACCGGGTTGTAGTACGGAGAGAAATTTTTCCCTACCCCTGGTCCCGCTAGTGGAGAAGGATTTGGACCTGGATCGACGAAGCCACCTGTAGCCATCTTGTTGGACGTAGAACTGTTGGGATTGGAGCTGCGGCCCGTGGTTTTTTCTTGCTGTGCGGCGAGCTTCTTGATCTGTCTCTCCGATGCCCCCTTCTCCTTCATCCGTTCGTGAACGTCGGCGAAAGTCTTGTTGGTGCCAGGGACGTTGACACGATCGGAGAAAACGTAGGACTGAAGGTCAATCTGGTCGATGGTCTCCCCGCCTTCCGCTTCTGCGCCTCCGGGAAGGGGGATTCCTCCTTGCTCGTGGGACGGTCCTTTCAGCTTCCCTTCCGGAGTGGTCACGGGAAGAGCGCCGCCATGAGCAAAGTTTTGGCCGCCCTGAGAGGGAAGGTTGCGGGCATAGTCGAAGTTGGCGTTGACCTTCTTGGTCTCGTCTTTCGAAGAAAACGCTCCACCAACCACGCCGCCGAGAGCACTTCCAATGGCCGTCCCCGCAGGAACGGTAATCGGGGCAAAGGGACCACCCGCAACTCCCGCAGCCGCGCCTACTGCACCTCCAACCCCGCTTCCAATGCTGCTTCCTTTTTGACTACCGGGACCAAATGGATTTGAGAGAGCCATTTATGACTATCGCTTCGATGAACGGCGTACAAGCAATGCGTTTAGGATGTGGATTGTTCTACCAACTGTAGACTCGCCAAACGTCATCTCTATTGTGTGAACGTTATCGGTGAGCCTTTCCAGACTGCTGCGGGGAGACCCGCTTGACGAATGGTCCCGAAGGCCGTTGATCTTCCACACTCGATCGGTTTTTCTGGCATTGCCCTGGGGATTTCGTTGACCAATCTCACTGACGACCGGATGAACAGGAATGACGCCCGTATCCTGGTGATCGTTGAAGATCCTGACGGAGTCTATGGTCTCGTTTTCAATCTTTTGCCCGCTTGCGTCCAGCACTTCACAGTCGACCCAGAGAGAGACGACAATCTTGTTTTCCGGTTGAGGATCGGCGCTCACGAACTCCAGGCGGAAGGGCTTGACGTTCCCGTAGTACTCTCCATACTCTCCCTCTCCGATTTCGTAGATACTCTCTGAGTTGACGTTAAACCCACGGTCACGAGTGGCGAAGTATCGGTCCCCCTCGATGTCATGCGTGCTGACCCAAATTTCTCGAAGAGGGTTGTAGGAAAGCGTCCACTTGCCCTGGTTTTCCACAAAGAGCCTTTCTGTATCGGGGTGAATGCCAATCCGAAAGTCATCGTCGTCTTCGACATTTTCCTGGAACCACGTCCGAAGCCCCTTTCGGGAGACCTCTTGCATCTTCTTCGACATACGGTACACCTTCTGTGCATCGGCGTCAATCCAAAAGTATCCCCACGGCGTCTCCTTGGCGTGGAGGGAGTCTTGGAGACCACCGAACCCGGCCTCCAGGTTCTGCATTTCTTCGGGATCGACCTTGAAGATGTTGCCCGTACCCAGGTACACTTGCTCATCTTGTACCTGTAGGCGTTTCCGTCCCCGAGTGCGGAAAATGCTCTGTTCGGTGTGAATAAGAAGTCCCGAGTTCAGCGCCGCAATGTTGGTAATTCGGCCCCGGTTTTGGGGGAGGTCTGCGTTGTCTTCCGGACGGTAGCTTCTCCATGCACGCCGGGGGCCTCCGTCCTTCGTTCTTGCACTCCGGATAACGCGGCTGGGAAAGTTCGTGGGATAGAGATTTTGTTTTCGATATGCAAACGGCGTCTTCAGGCTCTGAAGCTGCCTGTATTCGTCGTTGTACTTGTAGAAGTTGTCAGAGTCGGTAAAGAACCGAAAGATCCAGCGCCCGCGTAGATACCCTCTCTTTCGGCGGACGTTATCATCACTGTACTGGTTCATGTTGTCCACCTCCTCGGGCATGTCCCCAAAGTTGGGGGTCTCCACCCACTCTTGGGATGCAGGCCGAAAAACGTCAATCTCTCGCTCTCCCTCTTGCCTCCACAGGGGGTTGTCCCGGCATTCGACCACTTCTTTCCAGTCGGTGCCCCAGGCGATGGGAAGGGCCTCAATGCCACCTGTGTCCCCGATGAGTTCTCGAAGGGCACGTTGAAGACCATTGACCTCTTTGATGTCCGGGCCATCACCCCTCCCATCTGGGCCTGCGCCTCTTCCGAAAAGCTCGTTGCCCAAGGCCCCGAGCCACCGACCATCCTTTCGAAGATCTCCGTCGTCGTGGTTTCGCCCCCACCATGCGTAGTCACTCTCGTTGTCATCCTCGTCTGTAAACTGATCCTTGTCGGCCAGGCCTAGAAGTGTGTGGGCTTTGAATATATGCTCCCCAATGTAGATATCCCCGCCGTAGAACACGTCGCTCTCGGTCTTGCCCAGGTCCCCCGTGAAGCCGGTCCAAATGAGATTCTGGTTTTCAAAGGGTCGGTGGACCGTCTTCTTGAGCTGACAGACGTCTACCTGATAGTTGTGGTAGGTGTTGGTCTCCGGGGTTTCCAGTTCAAGCACCATCTTTCGCTCCCCAAACACATTGTCGTAGTCGTACGAGAAGCCCAGATTTTTTAGTCGTACCTTCCTCTTATGACGATCTACATAGGCCGCAGCCTTCACTGCTTTGATGGTGTCGGTGGCCACCGGAGCAACTTCGAGCTGACCTACATCTTCTTCGGTTGGGACCCAAAGACGGGCACTGAGCTTCACGTGCGTCACTCCGGCCACGTTTAGATCCCTCCTCAGAGCATCCATTGGGTGAAGCTGGAGTAGGCTTCTGTCTACGTTCCACTTCTTAAAATTCCCATCGAAGTTGGGCTCTCTGGGAAGCCCATGTGTATTCCAGACGGTGTCTTCAAAAATGTTGTGAGCGTGTTGGTGATGGCGATATCTCCCGTCGTCGAGAAAGCCAAAGATCCCCCGGTTTTGGGTAAGCATCAGGCGATCATCAGGCTGCTTCTCCGCGTAGTAAATGCGGTAGCCCTGGATCCGGTCTTTGTACTCCTCGGGGATGTCGGCATTCTTGATTTTAAGACCCAGGACGTGAACCTCTTGGGCATCGTAAGGCCGACCTTCCATCGAATTTCCGGTCTTGGTATCCGGCATTCGGTGGTGCCGCACCCTCTTTCCTCGAAGGTCCCCGATGACGGCCCCGCTGACATCCTTGACTTTCCACCGCTCGTCGTCGGGATAGGTCTCAACAGCGTTCTCCCAATACCCCATGTTGGATTCATCGGTCGGCGTTGAAGAGTGGTGAAAGTTGCGAATGGGGCCCTCGAAGTCATCTTTGTACTTAGCCAGGGGATGCTGGTCGGAGATCTCGTTGTATTCCGACGTGGAAGACGAAGCCCCGCCTCCTTCCCAATTCGTGATGCTGACGCTCCAGTTGTCATCTGGTAGTGAGTCCACATCCGGGGAAGTGCCGTTTGGATCCGAAGTCCCACTGAGTTCCCGTGCTCGAATCTGCGTGTCATTGTCCTCCAGGATGTAGGAAACCGTTCCTCCATCGGGATCGTCGTTGACGAACTTATTGTGGACCCTCGTGGCAATAGATGAAGCCGATTCTCCGGCGTCCACGGCGACCTTGACCTCAGCCCCGTTCACGTTGAAGTCCACGAATAGATCAAACTGGTCATTGGCGCTGTCCCACCCTCCATCAATGGCCGCCGTGGTAAACAGATTATCATCTGAAGTACGGATGGTGTAGGCCCGCCCGTTATACGCCCTTCCGATGCTGTCGGCCTCAATGGTAATGCTTCCGTCCCCATTGTCGGTGGCCGAGAAGTGGTCGGTAAAGCTGCTGTTGTTTTGGAGAGCGGTGGTAATTTTGCTCGCAGAAGTGGAGGGGTCGTCTTCTCCGTTCAAGGTAGAGACAATCGTATCTACCTGATTGACGAACCCGCTGTCGCTTCTCTCCCACTCTACGCGAGCATTGTAATCGGGGGCATCGTCGTTTGCATCTTTCCCTCCGGTCGTTCCACCTGCTCCGTAGTTATAGTTAAAGTCCGGAGGACCGCCGACTTGAATGTTATAGTCGTTCCACTGGCTTCCAGTGGATTTTGCCTTCATGTAGATCTGGTATTTCCCTCCCCCACGGTCTTTAACGCTGTACTGAAAGTCCGATCCCGCCGTGGAATCGCCACCCAGCTCTGTTGCAATTCTGTTCGCAATCAACTGTGCAGAGTCCCCTTGCAGATAGTTGATCGTCACGGAACTCTGAATAATCCCGGACGGATCTAAGAACTCAATGTCTACGGAGCCATCCTCACTGGCCCCAGAGGTAATAGTAAACTGATCCGCGTCTGCTTTCTCCTCTTGAGAGGGGATGGCGGGAGCGTCGATGGTTCCAATGGCGTTTCCATCTGAAGGCTCGGGGGCCGCCCCATCAAATTTTACGACGGCCTCCGCGTTGGACTCACTGCCTCCTCCCTCGAAGATGTGCTCGCTATAGGTGAGAGGATCGGGGCTTCCGTAGATGTCTGGACGATCGCCATTCAGGTCCGCCGTTCCTGACTGGTCGGTGGCATTGATCGTGGTGCCGTTCTGCGTGAACTGAAGGTCGGAGTAGTTTCCGTTGTTCTGACAGGCGTTCAAAATGGCGTCTGCTACTGCCTGTGCTGATGCCCCATCGTCTACCGTGAAGTCAGTGGTTGGCCGCCTGGGAGACCACTTGACGGTGTACGACAGCACGTCGTTGGCCGTATCCCATCCCCCGTCGATCGTGGCCTCCGAAAGGCTTTTTTGGAGATTCAGAGACCACGTGAAGTTGCCATTGTAGGTCTTTCCAATCTGATCTGCCTCAATTAGAAAAGTCCCATCTCCGTTGTCCGTGGCCGTGAAGTTGGAGGAGATCGTCGAGTTGTCGTTCAGCGCAGTGACGAACTTCGACGCCACCGTTGGCGGATCATCTTCTCCGTTTAGGGTGCTTACCGTGACCGTTACCGACTGATTTTTGTCGTCCCAGGTCAGAGTGATGTCCTCATCCGGGGCGTCCGCTGTATCGTCTTTCCCTCCCGTGGTGACGTTTCCGGTGTTGTCGTAGGTGAAGTTTCCGGCGTCGTTTTCGAGGTCCACGTAGTATCCGTTGTACTCGCTTCCCGTCTGATCGGCCACCAAACTAATCTCCCAAACGCCACTTCCACCATCGCTGACACCCGCCGTCCAATCGGGCTGAAAGGTTGAATTGCCATTGAGCGCATTTTTGATTGCCGTAGCGATGGTCTCTGCGCTCTCTCCACTGGCTACACTAACGCTTACCCGAACAACCTCATTATCGGTGCCGTCGTACAGAACGGCGTCAAAGGTGTCGTCCGCAGAAGTATCGGACTCAATGTTGACCACCGGATCTTGCGTAGCAACCTGCCCTTGGCTGTTGATGGAGTTCTGGATTTCCACCGTCCCGCTGGCCTTCCCGTCGGAAGGGTCTGGGGCCGCGTCATCAATCGTGATCGATGCCCTGGCCTTTTCGTCCGACGATCCTGTTGGGGGACGCCCAGGAATGTGGAAGGCCGGGGTTTCCGACCCATCTTCCAGGACAAAGGTCGCGTAGAGCGCGTAGGCCTCTCCTCTCTTGTAGGTGCGGAAGGCGTGGGCGACATCCGGATCTTGGAAAAGACGCTCAGGAGGCTTGTTGGCGTCGGTTTGCTCGGATAGGGGTTTCGACACCACGTCGACCTCCCAGTTGTTGACAAAGGCCTGGATATCATGCTGCACGGGCTTCTCTAAGTCTCCCATGTAGAGCACGCCACTCTGCTCGGCCATTGTCCCCGCCTTCTTGTAGGTGTCCTGGTCGATGGCAATTTGCTCAATGGTGCCTGTCGTGGCCTCCTCTCCCCCGGTGTACGTATAGTTAAACGTGCCATCCTCCGGAATTCCGAAGTCGGAGAGAATCTTCACCTCTGTCTCCTTGACCACCGCGATTCGGAGAAAGTCAAAGGATGTGTCCAGGTTGCTGAGTTCGAAGTTGATGCTCTGCCCGGTATTTTGGTCACTGTCGGCCCCGTATCCTGCGCGTCCAGTGGTATTGATGGGGCCGCTCGTCAGAAAATAGTTCGTCGAGGACTGGTCCTGGTCGACGTAGGCAAAGGCAAGCTGGTAGGTCCCACCTGTCAAGGATCCGCCATACTGACCGACATTCAGCAGATTGAATTCTGCCTTCGTGCTCGTTCGGGGAAAAAGTTGAAGCCCCTTGACCGACGAGGGAGGATTCTGGTCAATGTTCAAGAACCGTGGGGGATTGCTCCCATCAGTCCAGTACACGACTCGGTCCCCTGTGGCAATCTCTCTGTATTCGGCCTGGACGTGATCCGCAAAAGACAGGCTGCCCACAATCTGATCGTCGGTAAGCACGTCTGTCAGCGTTCCAGACGTGTCATCGAAAATGGAAATCTTGTTCGGGCTCCCCTGAAGAAAAAGAAGCACCTTCCCCGTAGACAGGTTGAGGGTGCCTCGAACGCTGTATCCGGCAATGTCGAGAACTTTCTTCAACCCTTTCTCTCGACGAATCTCTCCGTCTTCAGACTCGATAACGGCGTTTTGGGCATCCCGATAGCTATTGTCGGGCTGAAGCCTCTTGTCTGTGTCTCGCTGGAGACCGTTGGTAAAGGGCATTTATAGGCTTTGGGGAATGTCGGGAAGTTCAGTGTCGAAGCTCTCCAAAGGCGCGGTGTCCTCAATTGGCTCTGGTTCCGGTTTCCACTTCATGGGATCGAGCATTGCTCGAATCTCTGCCATGTTTACCTTTGTCCCCGGACACGTCTTGTTCTCGTTGTACCGCCTGTGCCCGTGGACTTTCGAGCTGGGGATCCGGTACTTGTCATAACACTCTCGAAAGAGGCGCAGAAGCGTGCCTTTCTGGGCGTCGGTGAAACTGGACTTGTTTCCATGCCCCTGAAAGCTGATGCCCAGGGACCGCGTGTTCATCCCGTTGTCCCGGCAGTGAGCCCCGTGCAAGCCTTCCTCTCGTCCCTGCTCCAGAGTTCCGTCCTTGTGGACAAAATAGTGATAGCCCACCATGCGAAATCCACGTTGGCGGTGCCAGTGGTCAATGTCTTCGATGTCGTAGCCGCTGCCTTCGTGGGCGACAGTATGGATGATCAAAAACTCCGGGTGGTTCTGCATCAGGTGACAACCTTCATTAGGTAATGAGCTTGAGCCTGTACGTAAGGCGAAGAAGTTCTCCGGGAGGCACGTCCACGGGGGCATCAAGCACATGACGAGCCGTCATGGTAGCATATCTAATATAGTCTTGTCTACTGTTTTCACTATTGTATCCAGTATACAGACCCGTTTCTGACACTGTAACCGTGGTTGATCCCCGGTTTTCAAGGATACGACAGACGTCAAAGTACACCTCGTCGTTGGCTTTATCAGTGACAATATTTTCGATCACCGTGCCGTAGTAGACAAGCTGGTTATCCCCAAATCCGTGGGGAATTTGAGTGTCGTTATCGTTGTTGTCCGTTAGCGCGTAGTTCGTGTTAGAGACCGCCTTTGTAGATGTACCAGGAATTGGGCCCAAAAACTGTCCGCGAATCCCATTTTTCTGGGCATCCGGATGTGTACCCCCGCCTGTAGCTGATAGCATCCACTGTCCTTCGGTCTCTCGGCTATTCCTGTCAGCGTTGTTAATGTCTCTTGCTACACGTCTTCCTTGCCTGTGCTGGCGATACAACTGCTGATGGAACTGAGCCATTACGCCGCCATTCCCGTCGTTCTGAATGGTCATGGTGTAATCTACCGTGACCGATTTTCCGGAAGCAATCGTAAAACTTTGAACGTTATCACGAGCCATAAGCACATAGTTATCTCTTGAACTTGGCCCATGGCAAATCACGCCGATTTCTCCCACTTCAATGTCGTGATCCTGGTTGTTGGTAAAAGTGCGGGAGTACGTGATTTCACTCTTCGTTGTCTGCACGGCGGGTTCAGAGACGGTCGTGCCCGTATGACTAAGCTGTTCTAAAGGGTTTTGCAACCACCAATCTTCAACCTCTGCATCCTTGTTGGGAAGATTGGCTCCCAAGACGACATTGGGGTTTCGAAGTGTCTCCTCTGCTCGATTACAACCTCGGAAACGAAAAGGCATAAACCGAAGCTGCTCGTTCCAGTTACTGCCGTCTTCCGCCCACGTAACAGGACTTCCTTGAACAACACTTCCAGTTCTTCGGTCAAAAGTGTCCACTTCGTATAACTTTATATCATCCCTATCACCACCATTATAATATATGCCTTTCATTTCATCCACGTTGGAGTCTAAAATAAAGACCCTAGTCCCATCATTTATATCATCTATATCAGCCCTACCATATAAATTTATGTGTACGGGGTCGGCGTCCCAGTTAATACTGTTAATCCTTTTATAGTCATTATCATGGTTAAGTTTTCTCCATTCAACTCTATTTCGATTTGAAGTAATGATTCGACGCCCATCTCCGTCTCTTCGAATTTCCCCCATCATGCCATAGAGCATCCGGAGAAAGTTTCCCACCAGAGAATCGGCTTGGCGATTAATAATCGTCTTTCCCTCCATTGAGACTTCCATGTGGAGGTCCACGCCTGCTTCCTTCGTTATAATATCACTCTGAATCTCTTTCATTACGATGTGCTGGTTGTAAAACTGGTGGTAAAGGAGGAAACCTCTCGGGTAAAGGTCTTCAGTTCTGTAGAAGCGAACTTCTTGGTACTGGGACTGGACGTGTTTCCATCAATCATCTGGGGATCAATCGTCTTCTTGAAACTCCCATCTCCTACAAGGTAGTCTACAAGTTTTTGGGCCTTGGACTCGAACACCTTCAGTTTCGGAATCCCGACAAGGTTTCTCGTGAACTCAAGCTGGATTGTGTCTCCCGTCTTGAAATAGTAGATTCCCGATTGCTCATCGATGTTCGGGCAGTCGGAGGCCTGGGCATTGATCTTGAAGGCATACAGGCTCGACGGGTCCACCCCGAAGAAAAACTCGTGGTGTTTTTGCTCCTCAGAGGCGTCCTCGATGGTCTTCTCGAACGTGGGGGTGTCCTCGTTCTCTGGGTTTCCCACGTAGTCGATACTAATGTCCGCGTTTTCGTTGGTGCTAACGACCACGCGGGCAATTCCGCCTCTCTGAATCCGCTCAGACCCGTCATGACGGAACTGGTCTTCCTGTCCCATCACGTTGAAGATGTCCAGCACCAGCTCTTCGCAGGGCGTACCTTGCTCGTCTCCACAGTCGGTAAGCTGCACCGACAACTGGGAGCGCAGTGTTAGTGGAGACTCACGGGCCACGTCCTCAACGTCGGGGTCTTCGACCCCTGATACCCGTGGATTTCCTCTGGAAAAGTCGGAAGACCCTGCCATAGAGGTGGTGGTTATTGGATGTGCTATCAGTTAGAATGACAGCACCTCTATGACGTTCCCTATCGAGGTTACTTGCTGTTTTCGTATCGCGTGAGGTACCCGCGCCCAGAGGAGCGGTGGAAGCATACCCAGTTGTCGCCATCGATGACCACGGTATCCCACAGGGCAATGGCGTCGTCTCTGACGACCTTCAACGCCGGAATCTTGCCCTTGTGAGCGGGAAGTGGGTCGTTGATGTAGTAGTGCTGGTTGAAGATCATCTCCCGTCCCTGGATGTCGCTGTTCCCCGGCACAAAGCCCAGCTCATCCTGAACATCCGTCTGTACTGCCTTCCCGTTGTTGGAGTGAGCAGGACAGTTGATACGTCCAGAGGGAAAACGCCGAAAAGACCGTGCGTGAATGGCCGGAACCTCGTCCCGCGAGTAGTGCCCATCGGAGGGCTCCTGATCCAACCAGATCATCCCCACGCCGGAGACTCGGTCTCTTTCTGCATCCAGGACCGTTCTCCAAACCAGGTGATCGTCGGAGCAGAAAACGTAGATTCGGTGGGCGATTTGAAGATAGTTGTTGCTTGAAGGATTGTCCGTACCTGTCTCCTGGAGACGGCTGAAAAATGCCTTTCCGGGCCTGGAGTCTTCTCTGTCTTCTTTTGGGTAGTCCTTGTACGAATACGCAGAGTTGTCTTGGTAATAGCTGTTTTGGAACTGGAAGTTGGTAGGGTTTTTCTTGCTATCCCATCCTGCTACTCCATTGGTTGGAGGATCAGCGATGACCATATAATGTGCGTATGGCCAAGAGCTAATCATAAAGCAAGCGGCCTGATCTCCATTGTTCAGAGCAGGATCGTTGACAAAGTATACTCCGTCTACCGTTCCACTTCTATATCCACCCTGATTGTCATTATTCTGGGTTGTGTCCCCCATCGATGCATCAGACTGAAAGTTTTCAATTCCAGCAGGTGTTGATCCGTCAGTTGTAATTCGACTAAAAGATGCGGACCCTACACTGACGATCTCATCGACTATCTTGACGATCTCTCCTACTCTCGACGTTCCGTCTTCAATGATCTGTCCCCCCAAGTCAGGATCATTGGGATCAAAGTTGGTTGCAAGGTTGCTCAAAGCCATGGTTTTGCTGGTTGGTTGTTAGTAAAGGAATGATTACTTGATGGTGATATTGTCCCACCACGTGTAGTGTCTAGCTGTTGCTCCTGGTTTTTCTCCAAGACCGATTTTGGCAACGTCTACGCCGTGTTTTAGTTGCCGGGTTCCACTTCTCGTGTCTCCGGTCTGAAGGTCTTCCATGTAGTAGTCATACTGCCCGTTGGCCCAATCGAAGGTAATCTCGTAGTAGATCCAGCGGTCGTACCCATTTGCCCCCCAAATCTGGTCGTTCATTCCGGTGCCATCCCACGCCTGCCACTGTGGGTTCTGAGTGCCCAGGGCCACCTCCAGGTTTCCGTTGGAGTTGATGAAGTGGAACGCGCTTCCATACTGGGAGCTATCTTCGTTCCAGTACCAGGACGCCTTCGAGGGCTGTTCCAGATAGGATTCCATCTGCCTCTCGATGGCAAGGCTGCTGGAGGGAAGCGTGTTTGTCGAGTTTGCCCCCGCTGCCTGCGCGCCCTCGTAGACTCGATCGGTCTTGAGTTCGAAGGGAGAGTAGTTGACTGTCCATTCGGAAAGGTCTCCTTCGAAGTCTTCGAAGAAGCTCGGCTTGATGACATCAGAGAAGGGGCCAACCTGACCGGCCACGTCAATCACACGCGCCTTGTAGGTGTGTCCTTTGGAGTCATCGTAGTTGTTGTCGGTGTAGTCGGTGGGAAGAAGCGGGTAGCTGATCTTTTCGATGAGGCTGTACGAGGATTCAGAGTCTCCCTTTCGGTGAACCTCCAGGACCTCGATGTCGATGTCTCTAGTCTTAACTCCAAACGTGGCTTCCCCCGCACCTCCGTCAAAGTCTTTTGGTTGACCAGTGGGAGCAGACGGCGGCTTGTTTTCAAACAGGACTTCTTTTGGCTGCTCTGACGTCTCATATCGCTGGAGAACATTACCGTCGAATCCAATGATGACCAGTCCATCTTCGATGGCCTCTGCGGTCTGGAAGTTCGCCCCTTCAAGCACTCCCTGATGGGTAAATCCAGAGACTCCCGTTCCGGTCTGCTTGTAGAGTTCTGAGTGAGCGATCAGCCCGGAATCCGACGTGTCAAAGCCACGAGCACTGCCAAACTCGCTGAAGTTTCTCTCTGCCACCTTCGAGGCCGTGGACACGTCATAGGCCGTGGACAGGTCGTACTCTGTGATTCGATTGTCCTGGCTATTTACGGTGTAAAACTTGGTCCCACTTTGAGCATAGGCTATATGCTCATGTTGGGACCAGTTCGGCTTGTCGTATTCAGAGCCTTTACTGGCGGTTGTAATGTCGTAAGATGTGCCCAGGGTGAGCTTTGTGATATTATCGTCCCCGTCCTGATACAGCCACATCACGTCTCCCCCAGGCTCCATGACCATCCCTACGGGATAAGAGTCATAAGTGTCGTACTCCCCGACCTTTGTTGCAGAAGACACGTCGTAGTCACTACCGATTTCGAACTGAAAAATCTTTCCCTTCTCCCAGTCGCTAACGTAGATGTAGCCATTTTGGTAAATGACATCGTTGATGCCACTGAAATGGCTGGACAGATCTTTCTCGGCGGTCTTCTCGTAGGTCCCTGCCTCATACTTTCCGCCGATGGTGAGGGTCGGAATTGTAACCTCCATGCTAGTCTGGGCCCCGCTTGCATCTCGGATCCCGACCGTATATGTATTTCCCTCCTGAACGGAAAACGTGTTGCTACTTTGCCACGTGCCTCCATCTAAGTTGTACTCCAGCCCCCCGTTGTTGCTCTGGGCGTCGACAATCAACTCGTACCCACTGGAGCTGCTATTCTGGGCCGTGATTTTTCGGAGGTTCACGTCGTTTCCCGATCCCGTTCTGACTCCGCGTGATTTTGATCGCCCCAGCGACTCTCCTCCGTTGGAGTTGGCAGATTTGAGAGTATAGTAGTAGCTGGTGAAATCCTCTAGCGTGGTGTCTACCCAGGACCCAGACTTTGACGTTACAGACAGGCTCTTGACGTTGCTATAGGACCCGTCTGGCCCTTCCGTTGTCCGGTAAAACTCGACAGTATCTACGCTTTCGAGCGTAGAAATCATGTACTCAATCTTTGCTTCCTGGGCGGCAGACAACCCTCCTTCTGCTGTTGGTTTTGGAGGGGTTACGTAAGAGACAATTGAAATATCAACGAGGTGCGGGTCCCGCTGCATCTGGTTTCCCAGAAGCTGAATAGAATTGAAGTCTGCCCCTGGGTTAATGATTTGAAACCCATCCTCGATCACTTCTATGAGAGGTTGCACAACGTCTAAGTCCCTTCCAGTGTCGACCAAGTGTGGCTCTCGTTGCATGGTCTTCCCCAGAAGCTGCTCGACGGCCATCTGCTCCCGCATTGCGGAAACGAAGATGTAGATGATGGGGAAGTCCCACAGAGCGCTTGCCCTCCATAGGAAATGTTCTTCGGACTGCCGCTCATCTTCACTCTGGTTGCTCAGGGCCCACCAGAAAAACTTAAAGATGTGGTGGGCACCCCTGTCGTAGTAGTTCCCGTCCATGAAGCCGAGGCTTTCGCTGTTGGCCCCGATGACTCCATAGCGCTTTTCGTCCCCAATCATCGGGTCCGACATGTTTTGAGAGTCCTCCCGGTCTCCGTTTAGCCATTTTTCTTTTTGGTAGTCTGAGGAGCCTTCTTTCTGAAACAAGAATTGCAGCAGGCCCTCGGTGATCTGATCGAAATCGTAGTCGTCCATGTTCTCGCTGTCGTACTGGCTCCCGTTGTGGTGGCTATCGAAGCCAATCCGGTTTTCGTATCTGTCCGGAGCTGACAGCCGGAAGTATTCATTGCGATCGAAGCTAAGGACCATTCCCTCCCCGGCATTGTCCCGGACTACTCGGGTATCGATGAGAAGGGTCGTCCTCATCTTCTCGATGGTGTCGCTGTTGGCGGGATCGAAGTGGACCCCATCCAGGGCCAATGTCTGATCGTCTCCCATCATAAACCCTGCCTGCTGGCCTTCAACAGAAACCTCGCGGACCTCCACTGTACAGAGGCTATTGGTGTTGTGAGAAGTGCCCGCCAATCCTGCTGCTATTCGATCGGGGAGAAAATCTGCTACCCGTCCAGCTTCCGTGTAGTTGGTTCCATCTGTGGAATATCGGTAGATGATGTCTCCTCCTGTTCGCTCCATCTGGAGCCACACAGGATTTTCGCTGGTCGATTGCGGAGAAAGATTTTGGCCTCGAATGTCGGCTCCTTCATGAGTATTATTCCCGTCGTAGCTTTTCCGAATATCGCCAAACAGGCCATCATCCGGGTCATCAGGAGTAATGTTCAAGAAAGATAGCGGGGCCCGCTCGTAGACGTCTGTCGTCATGTAGGGTCCAAACTTCGCCCACTTATGGGTATTCTCCTGAAGAATGACCTTGCACGTGATCTTGCAGTCCCCGACGATGGGCCTGAAGAGAAATTCCCCGTGGGTGGTGTTGTCCCAGATGTCGTCTCCACCACACTCGAAGGTATAGGACTGTCCGCCGTTATGAGTGATTGATCCTTCGTTGGAGGTCCCCGCGAAGGTGGCTTTTTGCCACCCTTCCGGAAGGTGATTGTGAATGTAGTTGATCGTCACTCCACTTTGGTCGGACACGCGGTTGTTGTCCAGTTCGCCGGGAAGCATCAAAAACTGAACGTCGGGGATCTCCGCGTAGAAGTCGTCGGCAAACGCCTGACGTCCTGCGGGACTGCCGTCCCTTCCAGGACTGTCCGGATCATCAAACCAGATGAGGTAGGTCTGGTCGACCGTGGGATCAAAACTGGGGTCGGAGAAAAGGACCTTTCCCTCTTTTCTGGACTTGTCCCAGTCGTAGAGCACCATCGGACAGGTGGTCCCATCCGGTTTCCGGATGCGAATATCGTCCCCGTTGTCCTTGACGTACTGCCAAAAAAGGGCTCCGGCCAGCGTGGACAGGTCATAGCCCAAAAATCCCGGATATACGCTCACCGTATTGGCCGAGATGCTTACTTCCACGCTTTGGTCCTGGGGCACCGGCTCCGGGGTGACGCTGATTTCATCGGAGTAGTCCGATTCATTGGGCGTGGAGCCATCGGTATTTGGCCCTTCATCGTAGCTGGTGGCCACGTAAAAGTATTCGGTATCCAACTCCGTCCCATCATCTGTCCACGTTTCCTCGTCGCTTTGGCTGGGAATCTGCTTAACAAGGGTATAGGGGCCGCCGCTGCTTTGGGACCTGTAAATGTTGTACCCCTGAAGGTCCGTGGTATCGGGGATCGTGACCGTGATCTCAACATCGTTTTCCCCAAAGAACTTTTGTCCTCCGCTGATCGAAGGCGTTGCTGGGGGCGTGCGATCGGGGTAGGGGGTGGCCTCTGTTCTCGTGGACTGAGAGGACTCATTCGGCACCTCGTCGAAGGACGTGACCTTGTAGTAGTAGGTCTGGTCAAACTCTACGTCGTTGTCCGTCCAAGAGGCCGATCCCGAAGTGGTGTTGATCTGGTGAACTTGGCTGTAGGTGCTAACCGTCCCATCGTTCTTCTTATGGGCACGATAGATGTTGTAGCCCTGTAGATCGTCGGTATCGGAAAGTGTGATCGATAGGTCGACCTCCTCTTTGTCTTCGGTCACAGAGGCGCTTACCGAAGGCACCGCCGGCGCACTCTTATCTGCGGGAATTACACTCTCGGTATTGGAGGCTACGGATTCATTTCCGGCCTCATCAATAGCCGTGGCGTAGTAGTGATACTGCGTGCCGTTGGTGAGTCCCGTATCCGTGTAACTGGTTTCTGTGAGCGTTGCAACCTTTGTCCAGCCGCTTCCTCCATCTTTCGATCGGTACAAGTTGTACTCTTGGACGTCTCCAGATGAGGAAGCGTCCCACGCAATGTCCGCCTCCGTGTTGCCGCTGGTCGTGGTCAGGTTGGTGGGTGGATTCGGAGCTGCGTCATCGGTAAACGTGACTGCCAGCTCGTCGGAGACTCCGGACTCGTTTCCACGAGCATCCATGGCCGTGATCCGGTAGTAGTAGGTCTCATCGTGAACGACGCTGGTATCCTTCCAGTAGGGATTTTCCCACTCCTCATCGGTGGATCCGGGGTCCAGTCCTCCATCCACGTCATCGGCGTAGAGGGTCCCAGGGCCCGGACTGAACCCCTGAGTTTTCGATCGGTAGACTCGGTAGCCAGTCACCCATGTCTCGTCGTCGCTGGACTTGTCCCAGTCAATTCGAAGGCTTTCTCCTTCGTCTACGTCGGACGGCGTAAGATTCGAGGGAGGCGTGGGCCCGTTCTGATCTTCGACATTCGAGATGGTGACAGTCTTTGAAACCGTGCATCCCCACTCATCTCGAACCTTGATGGTGTAGTCTCCTTCATCAAGCCCCTCCCACGTGAAGGTCCGCCCATCCTTTTCTATCCAGTCCCCACCGTTGACCTTTATCTCCACCGGAGCATCACTCATGGTGGAGACGGTCATTTCAATGAAGCCGTCCTCCAGGTCGTAGAACTCGTCCTCGTAGACAAACTGATCGATGGTGAGATCACAGGCGATCACCTCGATGACCCCGTGGACGATGCATCCGGTATTGTCGTTCTCTACGAACACGTCGTAGGTCCCCGGCTGGACCCCAACAAATTCTTTCGTGTCCGTCCATGTGCCTAGACCAATCCGGTAGTTAAAGTCCGGATTTTCTTCCCCGTCATCGACGGCCTCGACAGTGATAGTCTGCGTAGGCCGGTCCAGCTTGATTTCATCGATGTAGAGTTGGGCACATCCGGCCTCCCATTCTTCCGCAGATGTCCCCTGTGCCGGGTTTCCCCGACGATATTGGTTCTCCTGCCGAACCAGAATGACCTTGTCAACGTGCTTCGGCATTACTCAAGCGATCCTTCGACCAGAAGGTACGCCGTTGTGAGAAGGGTAGCGACGTTTCCGTTGGCGAGGTCGTTACCATCGGTGTTTTCGAGAAGGACGAAGGTCTTGACCAGTTGTCCTTCCGAAAGCGAGAGATCGACGATGTAGGCATACTGGACGGGAGACAGGCTGTGGCTTTCTCCCTGCGTATCATCGGGGGAAAGAAGCGTCTTGTCGTCGGCTTTTCGAATGGTCAAGTTGAATCCGCTGAAGTCACGGCCCTCCTCCAAGTCTACTCGAATGGAAAAGTCTTCGCCCTGGTACACCCGGAAAACCAGCGGGTGCTCGTCGTAGTAGGCCACCGCTTCAAGAAGATCTTCCGTCCATTGAAGCTGGGTATCCGAAGAGCTTTCGTCCAGCTTCTTGAAGGCATTCTGGATGTCTGCCTGGAGATTGCTATCGGCCTCCTGGACGTTTTCGCTCACCAGAAGCGTGAGGACCTCATGGGGGTTTTCGAATAGGTCCAGTTTATTGTAGACAGAGTTGACGATGTTCATTGGCTACTCTTCTGCTAATTCGAGAGGATTGTTTTTGGAAAGCTCCCAACTAGACTTGATGAATGAGGTCACGTCCTCGGCGTCGAGGAGCGTCCACTTGTCCTTGGTATAGATGTCCCCTTCGTCGTTTTTGACGAACAGCTTGATGAGGTAGTCCGACTCTGTGCTTTCTACCGGACAACACTCCAAGACCTTTTTCTCGTCATCTGCGATAAGGCAAAAGCAGTCCGAACTCATTAGGTCACGTGATCTTGACCGTAGACACCACCTCCTTTTCTTGTCCCCGTCGAGCCTTTCCATCGGTTGTTGACAAACCGCACCCAACTTCGCATGAAGTGGTCATATTCATCAGGATCAGGCATTTTGGACTTCCGGCGTGCCTTCGCCGCATAGTCTTTCCACTGCTGACGGGCTGCCTTAAAGCCAAACTGCGGGTGGTTGTACCCCCGAAGAATTAGCTTCATCACGATCCTCCAGAAGAGCGCTTCTTTGACTCTTGCATCGTCGGGGACCAGTGGATAGCCCTTCTCATCGGTGGCAAAGCCTTTGTACGCCACGATCACCAGTCCCCTCTCAAAAGAGGTGTGGATGGTTCCAGGATTCAGTTCATAGGATTCACTGGCCGTCTGGTAGGCCCGGTCAGTTTCCTTTTCCCCAATGCCATCATGCAGGGGGCTTGCCCCATCCTGCGTAAGCTGTGTGTTGCCTTCTCGGGGGACCCGGTACTTTGGGGCATCCTGGGCTTCCTTCTCGTTGTAGACGAGCGTAGAGCCGCTGTAGTGGAAGTCAACGTTTTGAAGGAGGAAGAGCCCTTCAAGAAGCGCCATGTCAGAAGGAAGGGCCAGCTTGTGGCTCTCAACGGCGTGAACTTCCTGCCGCTTCTCGGTGGGCATTGTCCCACCCATGAGATCGAGTCCATGGCCAATCCACTCGATGGCGTCGACCTCCCAGTTGGTATCGTCGATCTGTAGGTCCCTGTACACCCGGCTGATGGTCTCCTGGGCACTGACGGTATTGTAGATGGACATCTAAGAGATGTGAACGTGCGTGAATAGCCAGATGATGATTTCAACAAGCTTCCAGATCCCTAACGGGGCAAGGATGAGAAAGGCCACAAAAAGATACTGGAGACCCTCCATAAGTCCTCTGGTCGGCATCATCGCGTTAGTCGTTGCTTATTAGCTTGAAGTCGAGATGGGCAAGGTCTTCCTCCCGCAGCCGCTTTTTCAGCTTGGTCTTATTGCCCTTGTCTCCCCGTGTGGCCCGAAAGGCGTAGGCGCTCTTGTTCGGCACTCGGCACCGAGACTTCTGCCAATAAAAGCGGGCATACCAGTCGTCGGTGTGGTAAATGAAGTACTTAATGCCCTCTGGATTGTCCTTCGAGTACAGATCCTCCTCGTCGTAGCCTTCCTCATTCAGAAGGCGTTCTTTGTTTTCCATGGTCGCCTTCCAATCCACGGCGGGATTGGAGTAGTCCCGCTCTATTCGGACAATGGATAGAGTGGCGAGTCCGAATCCCAGAGGGAGCGCTTCTCCCTGTAGAACTCGGTTCATCGCCTCCATATTGTACTTCTCACAAATGTCCCGAAAGAGGTCGTAGGGAATTTCCCCTCCGTCCTCCTTGTAGGCCTCGTGCATATTCGGTACCGTATGTGACATAGTCTCTCCGTCTATTTATTGAGCGGCCTCGTTGTCTGCTGGCTCGCTATTGACGGGGAGATGGTCATTTTCGGTATCGAATGGGGCTTTCTGTAGAACCTGTCCTTCGCCCTTCAAGATGGACTGCGTGATGCGCTGAACAAGGTCCTCCGGCGTGGCCGGATACTCTTCGTCCGGGTTATAGGGACGATCTTCTCGAAACTGGTAAACGACGATGGGATTGCTGAATACCCCCTTCACCCGAACGGTGGTAATGCCGTCGTCTAGGTCCTCTGTGGAGGTGTCGGTGAAGTCTTTACTGCCGTCCTCCAGGTCATTGATGAGCTGGGCCACCTCGTCGGATGTGATGTACAAGTGGTCATCCTGGACGAAGGAACGAGGGACATCGGCAGTATACTTGTTGTACTGCTGATAGCGTGCTGTGGCCGGCTGAGTGACGCTGTACGCTTCTTGGAGGTCCGGGGAGGTGACACTGGTCAAGGGGCGGCGCTTCCGCAAATGAATGCGCTGAGGAAGCGTCCTGTTGGACCTCAAAATCGCGTGGGGCCGCTCTCTATATTTGCCCACGTCCTGATGGACGACAGACATCGAGAGAAGCCCCAGGGACTGCTCGTACTCCTTGGACCGCTTGTAGAAACCGGTGTCCCGGCGAATAAGAAGCTCCCGGTAGTACCGCACGGCGAAGGCCACCTGACGAGGGCTGATGGGATTGTCCGTCGTAGAGGCCCCACCGGAGAGGGTGTTTCTGATGTTGTGCGTGATCTCGTTAAGAGACGCCATGCAGGATCAGGGAGTAGGGCTTCGAGCCCGAAGGATTATCAATAGGTATGGCCCTGCACGTATTATCGCGCCTACTGTTTCCCTTACAAAGAGCCTTGAAAGTAAACTCTGTCTCGTTCCCCTTGAGTACCTCGTTGTGGCTCTCTTTGATCTTTTGAAGCTCTCTTGGGCGGACGTCCTCGTAGGAGCATTTTCCAATCATATCCCTCAAATTGCGCCCCTTCCAGTCCAAGTATTCTTTTGAAGCCGCAACCAAATGGCCTTTCGAATCATGCAGGCTACGCTTTCCGGAAAGTTTAGGGTCTTGTGGATTGGTCAGAATCCAGCTATGACTCTTTAACTCAAGGGGAAAGGGGCGGACGCCCTCTCCCAGTATGCTTTCTGCTGTTTCTAAGGTTTGGTCGAAGCTGGACCGGAGCATTGAGCTTTTCGTCTTCAAGCCAACGATTTTTCCTCTTCGATTATCGACAATCTCAAACAGCGGGCAGTAGTCCATGAGTACTGCAAGGTGGGTGGTGGTGAAAGACTCGTGACAAACCGCTTTTAACGTAACGGTCCCGTTTTTAGGTTGAAAGCCTGTAGTGTGAAGAAAGATTGGCTTTGGTGATCCTTTAGTCACACCGACAGGCGGTTCCCCAATCCAAAAGAGACGCTACCACCACGTTTTCTCCTTGTGCCAGCGGCGTTTACCACTGGGCGAAAACACATCGAGCTGCGCGGTCTTCGGCACCCCGGTAAACCCGTTGTCGAACTCGTACTTGTTCTGCGGCCCTACTGACCGGAGGAAGTTGACCTCACAGCCAACGCTATCGACCGTGTGAAGGATTTTGTACTTCTTCTTGTGGTGGATGTCGCCCAAGAACATCACGCGGAAGTCGGCTTCTGACCACCGTTCTTCGGCTTCGGTGGCCATATTCAAGGGTAAACGTTCAACCCTTTTCTGACTCTTGGTCTCGTTGCCATGGCTGTACCCAAGAAGGACATCTCCTTCCAGGCGGTACTTTCTCTTTAGACGCCTGTGGTCTACGGACACGTCGTCGGCATTTCTGTAGACGTGACGAAGGACTTCCCCCAAGTAGAAGGTTTTGTCGGGCGCATGATTTCCCGGCACCATGATGACCTCCAGCTCATTGAGGATCTGCCGGGCAGCGTCAATGCAGCGCCGAACCATATCTAGCCCCGCCGAAAATGCTATGTGCCAGTCGATATTGACCTTCTGCGGGGTCCCGTTCTTTGTCATCATAAGGTCCCCGTTGGTGTTGAAAAGGTCGTGGCCCAGCGGGAAGTGGGCCTTCGTGACATTGTTCTCTTCGAGGATGTGGAGGAACTCGATGAAGGACTCCTCGAAGTTCCGAATGTTGTCCTGCATGGTCGCGTCACTGGCCTCTGCGGTTTCGGTGGCCAAGGCCAGCTTGTCAATGTGGGCGTCATAGAGGTTGATGATGCCCAAATTGCCCCGGTCTCGGACGTTTACGTTGGCCGCTCCCGTCACCGTAGGCGGCGTGTAGTTTTCGAAGTGATCCTCCAGAAGATCCAGAAGCGACTGCCTACTTTTCCCCTCCTTCTCGTTGTACTTCTGAACGATCGAGAAGCGGTGCTCTCCCGACATCGTTTGCCAGTACTTCACGCTGTCTACCTCTTTTTCGGTAAGCCCGAGACTCTCTAAGTGCTCCTGGTAGGCGTCTTCAGCGGTCGGCGGAATATCGTCGTCCCTGGTGCTACTGGTGGACTTCGATTCGTTTTCCGTAGACTCCTCTTCGGTTTCCGTGTGTTCATCGGCGGCGTGGTTTCCACCATATCGGTACTGCTCCTCTCGCCTGAGAATCTTCTTGGCCGTCTTCTTTGCCTCTCGTGCTTCGCCGAGGCGAATGCCCAGCCTGTCTGCTACTTTCTCGTCACCGCATTTTAGGTAGCTCTGTTTGTCAAGTAGAAACTCGATAGGGTCGACATTGGAGGCCATTGCTGGTTGGCTGTTGGTTAAAGGGAAAAAAGAGGCCTCAACAGCGTGACCTGATGCTTCATCACGAAGGGATTCACCTGATAGACGACACTGAACTTCCCCGGAAATCGGACGCCGGCCCCCACGTACCCATCGAGGTGGACAGCATTTGCGGCCACGCTTCCGGCCCCCAAGACTTCCAGTCGAGGACGCTGTATGCGCGTGGTATTTCGAGAAATCCGGCTGGTCACTGTTCTATCAATGGTCCACTTCTGGACGCTCAGATCAACAGTCTGTTGAAGTAGCTCGCCCCGCACCACGGAGGTTATGCTTCCGTTGATGCGGGGCTGAGTGATGGTCCTGTTGTACGAAAGTACGGGCTCTGTCTTCGACACATAGACGGTGTCATGCTCCACAGAATCCCTTTTCATTGGCGCACCCGCCAACGTGGTCGGGCACGTAAAGACTGTATCCGTCGTGGCTTCCTGGAGGGTGTCGGAGGGTTGGACACCGGACAGAAACCACTGTATGTCCGTCAGGCTTTTGGTGGTATCGGTGCTGACAGACCGCGTAGAGTCTACCGTCGTCTGGACTTCACCTGTAAACGGGGAGGTGAAGAAGAGCGCGGCGGAAAGAATGACGATCAGGAGCGCTTGTGCTCCTGCAATTCGCAAAAGCCATTTCGAGTTAATCATTGTAGACGTATTTGGTCACAAAGGTCGTGGTCTCGACGGCCTGTATCCAGTGTCGGTTTCCACGAGACACCAGATACCAGCCCTCGACGTTGGACTTGTGAATCATGTCGATCTTCTGCTCGACCTTCTCTGGCGGCACCAGAATGTCTCCATCGTAGGTTCCTTTCGACCAGTTGATCAGCTTCCCCGTGACCGGATAGATGAACTGATCGAAGGTCGGATGGGAGTGTTCTTGAATGGCCGCTCCCTGCTCCATCTCGCAGTGAGCCAAAAATAGACTATCGTCGGGGTGGGCGTCGAACTTGCTCCACACCACTCTTCCGATGGTCAGCCTCTCGACCTGTGTGAGGAAATCTTCCGGAAAGTCATCGGTAAGGTCGATAGAACGTTCAGGACCTTCTTCGTCCCTAATCTTTTGCTTCAACCCTTCCATCGTCTCTTCGACTTCAGATTCAAGGGTTTTCGTATCCTCGCTGAACGACTGGAAAAATAGGCCAAGCATGGTTAGTTGGAAATCTCGTCTTGAAGATCTTCGATTTCCCCCTGCACCTTGTCCAGCGTGCGGTTTACGTCCTTGATGTCGTTCCTCATGGGCGTGAACATTTCCATCTTGGACTCGACCATCTGCATCAGTCCCAGCATCTTCTGGAGATGGTCATAGTGGCGCTGCTCCAACTTCCGGTTTTTCTTCCACAAGAGGTAGGCGATGGCCCCAAGGACGAAGATCAGAGCACCGTAAGCCGCCCCGGAATAGGGATCAACTTTGAGCGCCTTTTCCGCTAACTTGGTGCTCTGAAGCAAGAGGAACACACGCAGACCTGTCGGCAGAAGAGTAGTGAACAACAAAAACCCCCCGCCCCCCTGGGTGTGACCAGGACCCAGGGGGAACCGGAGGAACAGGACTTAGAAGCTGACGCCCTGGTTCTCGAAGAAGGAGTTCAGGTGCGTGAAGTCGTTGGGCGTTTCGAAGGCCAACTTAATGTCCTGGAACTTGTTGGCCGGATTGATGGCCTCATCGTAGTTGGTCTCCACCCGAAGGGTGATGAGGTTGTAGTCTCCATCCGGGTCCGCGAAGACCTTCGGATCCGGTTGGCGACCGAGAATGCCGTCATCCACCTGTGTCCGCCCGAGGATCCCGAAGACATTCTCTTCCATCTCCACGACCTGCTCTCCAGTACCGCTTCCGGGGGTGGGATCGGTATCCCGCGTGACCGTCGCCTCAAGGTCCCCAAGGATGGCGACGTGGAAGATGTCACCGGCGTTATCGGCTTCGAGAACGAGATTGTCACTGCCGTTCACGGAGGCAGTAACGTCGACGTCGCCCTCACCGTTGACGCCATCCTCCAGCTCGTTGATCCGATCGCGGAGCTTGGAGGAAATGTCGTTCTTCGTCATCGAGGAGTCGGCCTGGAAGGTGATGCTCTGCCGATCATACGGATAGGTGTTCTGCTCCACCGAGGAGATCTTGATGCCGACGACCGTCTCTTCGGAAACCGTCTCCGGGGCCACAATCGTCTTTTGCAGCGAGGGGGCCTGGTAGGAAAGAGAACTGACTTCCGTTTCTCCGGCGACAAAGGGATTGGTTCGGCGGGGAGCCTCTCCCTCTTCGGTTCCAAGAACCGCGATAATACGGCCCTGGTCCTCAAACTTCGCGTTGTTGGTGTCGTTGAGATTGATCGAGTTGCCAGCGGAAGTGGCCGGGAAGAAGGCAAGCACGCCCTCGGGAACGTCGGAAGGGGTGTCAAAATCGCCGTTTCCACTTGCACCACCGATTTCTCCGGCTGCGTCGTTGTGCGTAAGGACTGTGTTCAAAGCCATGGTGACTGTTGGTAAAGGGAGTTATTCATCTGATGGTGAACGCTGCGGCCTCTTCTGGAGGAAGAGGCGTACAGCGCGGTTCACAAGCTCTCGATGTAGATCATCGGGAAGCTCGCTTGTCTGCCCAGTCCCCTCGATAGTGATCGTCTTAGGCGACCGGATATAGTTGATGATAATGCGGTCCACTATGAACTCGCTTGTGGTATAGACATTTATCCGATCATTGTTTAGATCGGAAAGTGGCCTATGATGCACAGGTTCGTGGAATGGATCGGTTGCCATTGAATACAACCGTTGTCCCTGCGTCATCTTCAGCGGGACCGTCTTCTCATCGTAGCTTTGGCTGGGGGCTGCTATGCGCTTATCGTAGTCAGTCCCGTCGTAGGTCGCCGTGGTGATGTCCCATGTAAAGTCTTCTCTGCGCCCGTTCTTGAAGTCCGTAGAGACATGGAGGACGCCCCTCGCGCTCACCAGATGTAGGTAATCGGAAGGCAGAAAGGTCTCGTCGGACTCAATCCCCTTTACGGCGGCCTCGACGCCCCCGTAAATGGTCTCCGTCTCACAGTCTTGCCTGTAGAATACGCGAAGGTCGTCGATCAAATCCTGGGACTGCTCGAACCCTTGCACAGACGTTCGCTTTCCCGCAAACTTGTCCTTGACGAAGTTCTCCTGGGCGCGATTCAGGAAGTACAGAATGTCTTTGGTCTCCACCTGTGGCACGCGATCCTTCTGGTGGATCTCCGTCTGGAAGGCTCGAATAAGCTCATGAACGTCCATTACTCGTCACCCTTTTGGTTTTTGTCTGAGGACGCTTGAGGGAGGTCCCTTTTCAGGAGCATCACGGTCATGTCGATGATCCGCTGATGCGTCTCTTCGGGAAGGTCCAGGGTCTGAGGCTGTTGGTCCACAGTCTTGTTGAGCGTGGCACTGGGATCGGTGGGCACGTCTACCCCAATGCTTGAGGCAGAGAGGTGACTGTTGTACCCCGAAAGAAGAATGCTGTCCGGAGAAGAGCTTCCGACCACCAGTCCAGTCTCGTTGTAGACCTTCTGTCCCTTCTCGTCTATGAACTTCTGGACGCTCTTTGCGGCGGTGCTATCCCAGACCAGGGTGTAGGCAGTGCCGTCAATCAGAATGTCGGAGTCGTTGGATCCAGTGCCGCTTCCCACCTCGATCTCCACCGCCATCTCCGAAGACACAGGCTGGAAGGTTTTCAGGTACGTCAGCATGAAGCCTTCCGGGTCCTGCATCATGTCCGCTGCACGGATCACCCAGAGGTAACCGTCCTTTTCCGTGACCGGAGGACGACGAAAGTGGGGCTTGTTGTAGGTCGTCTGCGCGTGTTCGAGAAAGGCGTCCGTCGTCATCTTCCGGCAGTTGGCCGTGTATCCATCCCCCATCAGGCGTCCAGCGATAAAGTACTCGTAGTCGGGGACCAGCGAGAGGTCCATCTTGTGGCCTCTCTCTACGTCCGTTAGGGAACTGATGTCTATTTGATCGAAGTGGTGGACACCGATCAGCGTCCGAAGGTTGTCGTGGGCCTCCTCTGCCTGCGCATTTGAACGCTCTTCCCGAATGATCGGCCTGTTCTTGTTGACGAACTGCCGGATGGCGCGGTTGATGTAGTAGTCCAGCTCCTCCGCAAGGAAGTTGTCCAGCGTCTGCGCGGCCACAGACTGAAACTGTGTCCGGACCCCTCTATGGAGTTCACGTACCGTCATAGCCTCTCAAAGACATTTCTGTTATAGCGCGTGCGCGGGCGCATGAAAGTCCTTACTCTCCGCTGTTCGCGCTGTCAATGGCGAGCACCACCGCAGAGACGAGCACCGCAAACGAGATGGCCGCAATGAAGAGGGACTCTACGGTGCCATCCACACCCTTGCTGGCGAAGAAGGACAGGACCGCCGCCCAGCAAAGCACGCCGCCGAGGTTGATCCACCCGTTAGGCGTAACCTGACCGAAGTTGAGACGACTGAGAATGTTGCTTGAGGTTGCCATGGTTGATGTCGTTGGTGTTGGGAAAAAGGGGTTTTCAGGTAAAAGACGAGCTTTCAGGTAAAAGCGGTGCTTGTTGAACTTACCGCTTTGCCTCTTCCAGCTTGGCCCGGAGGGTGTTCACGTCAGAGCTGTTGCGCTTATTCTTGAACCACGCAACCGCCTCCTCCATTGTGGCCCCGATCACTTCGTCCATGTACATGATTTGGTTGCCGACCTTGCGGAGAATCTCGTGCTCAAGCATTTGGAGGATTTCGGCCTGATGCTCCAGATTCTCGTCCTGAGCGGTCTTGATGAACTTCTTGGGATCGTTGCTGAGGACGGTATCAAGCTGATTTTCCTTCTGGGCGTCGGTCATCTTCTCCGGGCGCTGCTGGGTAAGAACGCGGATCATGAGGTCCATCTTGTCCTCGTCTTCCTTCATCTTCGCAAACTCGGTGTAGGCCTGCGTCCGAAGCTGCACCTTCTGATTTTCCTTCTTTTCCACACGTTCGGGGTCGTGGATCCAAAAGTCCTTGTTGGGGTCGGACTCGGCTTCCTCTTTGCTGTCGGCCACCAGAGGGTGCTTCTGCGCCCACTGAAAGGTAATCCAGTCGTTGAGATTGATCGGCTCCCCGTTGTTCTCGCCGACTTCCAGGCGAAGGCCACCGGAGGGAATCTTGTGGCTTTTTTCGGCCCAGAACTGTTGGACTTTCTCTCCAAACTCGCGGTGATCCGGGGACACGCCGATGATGTGGGGTAGATACTCCTTCTCTTCGGCGAAAGTGAGGCCGGAGAGGGGCCGCTGATTGTCGAGCACCGAAGAGAGCTTTTTGGTCGCTTCCGAGAGGATCGCAGGCGGAAGGTGCGAGTTTCGATTCTCAACCCGCATGATACTAATCTCGTGAGACGGCATAATAGTAAGTGCTTTTGTGAGCTTGACAGTAACATATAAAGAGACCCGGCGGGAGATGATCCCACCGGGCCTCTTAGTCTGCCCTTCAACGATTAGAAGGAAGTGAATTCAAGCGCTAGTCCGCCGCTAACGCTTACGCACGGATGCACTGGAGGTCCAGAGATGTGTCAAACCGTTTCAGGCAGACTCCACCCTGCTTGAGGAAGTGGACGGACGCCCCATCAATATCCGATGCGCGACTGGTGCTCTTGTCGAAGCCACGGGGAACCGTGGAACCGGGCACTGCCCACCGCTTCATTTCACGACCTTCCTTGTTGATCATCTGGACGTTGGCCTCGCCCTTGTACGAGGAGGTGTCCAGGAAGACCATGCGGTAGGATTCGAGGCTGTAGCCCGTTTCCGGATGCTGCCTACGGGCATTGGCTACAGGCCCGTGATCGAAGAGGGGGTTGGTGACCACCTGAATCATGTGACCATCCACGTGACGGTAGCTGGTGAAGTACCCGGTGAGTTCGAGTTCGGTACCCTCTCCGGTAACGAACTTGCCATTGTCGAGCAGGGTGTAGCCCAGGTTCCCAAGCTCGTTCTTCATGGCACGATCGAACTCACGGCGACCACCTGTTCCTGTATACAGCGTGACCTGCTTCTGATCGGCATCCGTCATGCCGTAGAAGAGGTCCCCGATCGTGTTGTGGATCTTATCCGCCGTGAGCCGGCTGTAGGTATCCTTGTTCACGATCTGCTGGAGCACGCCGGGAGCAACGTTGACCGGCTGGCCGTTTTCGTCCTTCAGCGGCGTAATGCCGTCCTCGTTGTAGGACTGCTCGGCGTACCAGAGAAGCATCTCCTTCTCTTTTTGCCACTGAAGCATCTTCTGCCACTCCTCGTAGTCCATCCACATGTTCGACGTGCCGCCACCCTGCGAGGGAAGCTGCACCTCCATGACCGTGTTCTTTGCCTCTCCCGAAAGCTGATACGACTTCCGGATCGTGGTCAGCTTGTGCTTGATCTTGTGGGGAGCCGACCAGTTCGAGGCATTTCCACGGCTGAAGTCCTTGCCGACCGGCGCAAAGAGCTGGCCCCACTCCGCGCCCGCCTGGAGGTCCTCCGAGGGCACGATCGTCGAGGGGTCCGGGTCCACGAGCTGAAGGGTGTAGTCGTAGTTTGAGCCATTGGGCACCGGCTCCCGCATGATGCGGGCCTGCACGCCGC